AATCATGCGGTAAGTGTGGAAAGCCTTTCCTGTGGTGATGAACTTTCTCGCATCAGATGGAGTTACCAGTCCACCTTTTGAGCTATGATACCATGCAATAGAATTAATAACATGGTCTGGTCTAACAGCACCTTCAGTTATTTCCGCTTGAGTCAGTTCTGGTTGATGATATGGAATCAATCTTGTTACATCATAACCGAAGTCGATATAAGGCTTATCCGGCTTTGTGAGTAAGGTAATAATAATATCAATCCCGCCACGCTCATTGAAGCCAGGTAGAACAGGTGTAGCTTTCCATATTAGTTTCAGACTAGAGTTTTCTGCTTCGAGAATATCACCTTTTGCCGTCTCTGCTACAGTTAAAGTCTGCGGCAGAAAGGATAGTTTTGATTCACCAAGAAAAGCAGACATATCTAAGCGGGGTTCAAAAGTAGATTTATCCCCGCCTAGTTTGATATTCTCACCCGAAACGTGCGATATCTGATATGTTTTATTTCCCATAGAAGCCATTTAATGTCTCCTAGCAACTAACCAATTTATCCATTTTTCCCGCGTATTTTATGGGTAACCGTAATCGTGTCGTTTTCTTCGACTGTGATGTCACCCGCATAACAACAAACGGAATAAAGTGCATCTTTTTCCGTGTTTGCGAGAAGGTGTCCCTTAATAGTCCCTGCTGTCCCTGCGGTGAATGGGTGTTCGATATGAATCGTGTCACCTGCAAATGAATCGCTGGATGCTGAAATCGTACCTATCGCAACAATCGACATTCCCGCTCCGGCTTCCTGGGTGTAATTCGCATAACCTGAAGCAGTTGCCGCCGAGCACGCCGTTTTGATTAACGAAATACTCGCAATCTTTGTCGCGGTGCTACCCATTAAAAGTAAATTAGCCTCTACAATACCCTCATTGTTCATTACCTGTTCTTGAGCCATTTTTAGTTACCTCCGTAATTTTTTTATTTCTTGCTTAAGTTCCCTTATCGTCTGTGGAACTAATGAGCCCATGATATATTTTTCGTCTATTTCATCATTCCGGTGTCTCATGCAATACCGGCATCGCTCTTTGTGGTACTCGTGAATCATCCTAAATAGTTCAGCATTTGCCTTGCATTTGTCAGCCCAATCCTCGATTGCCCATTTATACTCGTCAATACACTGTTTTGTATAACAATTTGGAGGAGGAGGAATCGGAGGAGGTTCAGGAAACATAACCGAAGATTCGTAATAAAGTCTTTTACCATCTGCTTTGACTACGTCTACCGTATAGTCCGATGCTCTCCCCGGAATGCTAGTTACTGCCGGCATTTTCTCTCCTTTTACTTATGACTGTGAAAGGTTCTAATATGTCTATAATATCCCCGAATTCATTTATTTCCCTTTTCCAGCGTTCCCGATCCCACTCGACTTTATGAGTCGGATCAATAAAGAAACTGTTATCATCAGTAGGGGTTATCGAGTTTATAACCACATCCGCAACCCGAAACATTTCCCTTAGAGCCTTCAAGGGG